AAGAACCACTAGTCAATCACTATAAAGAATTGACTGGTAAGATTATCACACCAAAACAAGGAATCATTGTATAATGGAAATCAAAGTAGAAATTGAAGAGCTTCGCAAACGCAAGCTATTTGTTGCAACGCCAATGTATGGTGGGCAATGTCACGGTACTTACTGCCGTTCTATCGCTGACTTGACTGCTATGTGCGTCAAGTATGGTATTGAAATGCGAGTTTATTACTTGTTCAACGAATCGTTGATTACTCGCGCTCGCAACTACTGCGTTGATGAGTTCCTGCGCAGTGACTCAACTCACCTAATGTTCATCGACTCAGACATCGGCTTTAATCCTAATGATGTTCTGTCGTTGCTTGCGCTACAAGATGACGCATCTCCGTACGATATCATCGGTGGTCCATATCCTAAGAAATGTATTGCTTGGGAAAAGATTAAGCAAGCTGTTGACAAGGGTGTCGCCGACGATAATCCGAACAACCTTGAGAAGTATGTTGGTGACTTTGTATTCAATCCAATCGTTGATGAAGGTCAAACTGAAATTCGTCTTGACAAGCCAGCTAAAGTTCTTGAAATCGGAACTGGCTTCATGATGATTAAGCGCAAAGTATTTGATGAATACAAAGCTGCATATCCTGAGTATAGCTACAAGCCTGACCATGTTCGCACTGCCGCATTCGACGGCTCGCGTGAAATCCATGCTTACTTCGACTGCATTATCGATCCAGTGTCGAAGCGTTATCTGTCAGAAGACTACATGTTCTGCCAGAATGTAATTAAGATGGGTGGTACTATTTGGCTGTGCCCATGGATGGAACTACAACACACTGGTTCATATACCTTTGGTGGTTCACTGTCTGCTCTTGCTTCAGTTGGTGCTTCTGCTACTGCTGACACTGGTTTAATCAAAAAGCAAAGACAAGCAGAAAACAAAAAGAAGTAATTTTACGAACAACCCCTTTTAGAGTATAATATAATGATTGAAGCTGACCGTGTAAAACTCAAGAAAGTGCTGGATGATGTATCCAACATGATGACTATGATTGCTGCTGAAAGGACAGCAATCAATGAAGCTATCAAAGAAGCATCTGACAAGTTTCAGATTGACAAAAAGATCCTGCGCAAAATTGCAAAGGTGCATCACAAACAAAACTTCAATGACGAAGTGGCTGAGAACGAGCACTTCGTCGAAGTCTATGAAGAATTGATCAAACAAGGATAATTATATTATGAAAATTAGTCAACAAACCCTTTCCATTCTAAAGAACTTCTCTACAATTAATGGAAACATCCTAGTCCGCGCAGGTTCAACCCTGTCGACTATCTCGCCACAGAAGAACATTCTAGCTTCTGCTGTGGTTTCTGAAAACTTCCCGAACACTTTTGCGATCTATGACCTCGGTCAGTTCCTTGGTGCTATCAGTTTGTTTGAAGATCCTGACTTTGAGTTTACTGACAAGTTTGTCAATATCTCTAGCGGTAAGCGTAGCATCAAGTATTGGTTCGCTGAGCCAAGCATGATTATCGCTGCACCCGAAAAGAAACTGCAACTTCCTACCGAAGAAGTTACATTTGATGCATCTGCCACTAGCATCAGCGAAGTATTGAAAGCTGCGAGCGTCCTTCAGGCTCCAGAAATCGCTGTTGTTTCTGATGGTGCAACTAACACCAAGCTGGTTGCTACCAACGTCAAGAACGATACCTCTAACGAATATCACGTAGATGTCGGTCAAGTCAACTCTGCTAAGTTCCGTATGGTCTTCAAGTCTGAGAACCTGAAACTTATCAGCGGTGACTATAAAGTTTCTATCTCGTCGAAAGGCATGGGTAAGTTTGCCAACGAGAAAGCTGGTCTTGAATACTTCATCGCAACCGAATCGAGTTCCAAGTACGGTCAATGATTCTAAACGATCGCCCACTCATTAAGGTAATTGACGGTTTCCTTTCTAAGGAAGCCTGTCAGTCTATCATTGATGAAGCGACTCCATTGTTGGAGCCTTCTAAGATATCGGGTGGAGAATCGGGATACCGTACAAGTAAGAGTACGTGGCTGTCACATACGCACAGTCATTCTACTTTGTCATTGCTTGAAGCTGCTACTAAAATAGCAGGTGTTGGAATAGAGTATTGCGAACCGATTTCTATTATCAAATATGAGTCGGGTGAAGAATACAAGAAACACGTAGACTTCAACACTCTAGCCAACAATATTCGAGTTGCGACTGTAATTGTTTATTTGAATGATGTTTCTTCAGGAGGATTGACTTCGTTCCCAAGATTAAATTATGCAGTGAAGCCTGTTTGCGGAAGAGCGACATACTTCAGATACGATTACAAAGATGAAGAAACAAATACGAAAACACTCCACGTTGGTGAGCCACCAACTGATGGAGCAATTAAATGGATTGCCACTATATGGATTCACGAAAAACCATACAAGCGGATTATATGATGAAGGAATTATATTATGATGAAAGACGACTTCTTGTGGGTAGAGAAATATCGCCCACACAAGATTGAAGATTGTATTCTTCCTGAGAGCCTGAAAGCTACGTTCTCGGAGTTTGTAAAGCAGGGCAACATCCCTAACCTGCTATTGACTGGTTCGCAAGGAACTGGTAAGACCACAGTCGCGCGAGCAATGTGCGAAGAACTGGGTCTAGACTATATCGAAATTAACGGATCTATGAATGGCGGTATTGATACGCTGCGAACAGAGATTAAGAACTTCGCTTCTACTATCTCGTTCACAGGTACACGCAAGATGGTCATCCTAGATGAGGCAGATTATCTGAACGCGCAATCAACTCAGCCAGCTCTCCGTAATTTTATGGAAGAGTTTAGCAAGAACTGCGGTTTCATTCTGACCTGTAACTTCAAGAACCGAATCATTGAACCGCTACACTCGCGTTGTTCAATCATCGAGTTTAAGATTCCATCGAGCCAGAAGCCGAAGCTGGCTTCTCAGTTTCACAAACGCGCATGCGGTATCCTAGAACAAGAGGGTATTGAGTTTGACAAAGCTGTCGTTGCTGAAGTTGTAACCAAGCACTTCCCTGATTGGCGTCGAGTTCTGAATGAACTACAACGCTATTCAGTCACAGGTAAAATTGACAGTGGCATTCTATCCAACCTTGGCGAAGAAAACTTCAAGGGTCTGATTGACTTGCTAAAGAACAAACGATTCAACGACATGCGTAAGTGGGTTGCTGAGAATCTTGACACCGAACCAACTGCGTTCTTCCGTAAGTTCTATGAATTGTCTTCGACCTATATGAAGCCGAACAGCATCCCGCAACTAGTTCTGTTGCTGGGTCGCTATCAATATCAGTCAGCGTTCGTCGCCGACCAAGAGATTAACACGGTCGCTTTCCTAACCGAAGTTATGGTCGATGCTGAGTGGGTGTAATATGTCAAATCCATTCGACTATACCAACAGCATAACACAAACCAAGAAGAACCTAATACGTGATTCTGAGAACCCAGAACTAGCTGAGAAACAGTACAATGCATTCCTAACCAATCGAGGGCTATCCTACTTTCCTGATACCATAATGTACGCTAATGATATGAATATGTTGCCAGACCTAGCTGGTCTGCTTCAATACGAATATCTACTAAATAGTGTGCGGAAGAATAAACGATACTCGAAGTGGGCTAAAGCTAGTAAAGATGAAATTGTCATGCAACTCGCCGAATATTATGGTTGCAGTGTTCAAAAAGCAAAAGATATCTCTACAGTATTAACCACCGAGCAAGTTGACCTTATATTACAAAAATTACAAAAAGGTGGAAATACGAAATGACTTCATTAGATACTTTTATCGAAGTGAAGCTACATCAGGAAGATGATTTTCTAAAGGTAAAGGAAACATTAACCAGAGTTGGAGTAGCTTCGGAGAAAAACAAAACTCTATATCAATCCTGTCATATCTTACATAAACGTGGTAAGTATTACATCGTGCACTTCAAGGAATTGTTTGCACTAGACGGTAAGCCATCTTCGTTAGACGAAGAGGATCTTGCTCGTAGAAACACCATCGCTAATCTGTTAGCTGATTGGGGTTTGATTGAGTTGGTGAATCCAAAGATGAGCGAGGAAAACCAAGCTCCAATGAAATTCATCAAGGTAATTCCCTACAAAGAAAAGCATGAGTGGGAATTGATTAGCAAATATAAAATCGGAAAGAAGTTTTAATTATGACTGACAAATTTTATAATGGAAGAAGGGGCGAAGCCTTGAGCAACTTTGAAAGTGTTGGTGTGTTTATGCACACATTCAACCAAGAAATAAAGCATGAAGCTGAGTTCCCATCGAAAGATGTCTGCAAACTAAGAATTGATTTGATTGCAGAGGAACTTAAAGAATTGAAGGAAGCAATTCGCGACAAGGATATTGTCGAAGTTGCCGACGCACTAACTGACTTGCTGTACGTTGTGTACGGTGCAGGTCATGCGTTTGGCATTGACTTAGATGCATGCTTCAACGAGGTACATCGTTCGAACATGTCTAAGCTAGGATCGGATGGGAAGCCGATATACAGGGAAGATGGTAAGGTTCTCAAAGGACCAGACTTCTTTGATCCCGACTTAATTAAAATTGTACAAGGTGATAATAATGGAAAAGAAAACAAATAAAACAACAGCTGCGAAAATTGTAGCAGGTGCTGTTACTCCAAAGAAGAAAAAGAAGCGATACTATCCTTCTAAGAAATCTCGCGTTCAGGCTATTGCTGCCAAAGGCGAAAAGAAAGCCAAACTAGATGGCAATCTTTCTTCTGCTAAAGTTGCTGAGAAAGCAAAGAAAGCAGACATCGCACCAGAGATGCCTTTCTTTCGCGAAAATGCAGTCGCGCCAGAACCAGCTTCGTTTGTGTGGTCTGGAGATGATGGCAAGCAAACATGGCTACAAAAAGTTGTTGCTTGGCTGACTTCTATCGGTAAATGATATAAATAGAGTGCATCGCCGTAAGGGATGCACTTCTATCACAACTTAATACTCGCTTAATATAAGGAGAAACAATATGACTTCAATTGGCTTAATCACAGCATTTGACAGACACTTGGACGAACTGTTCCGCTCGGCAAATACTGCCACGAAATATCCGCCTTACAATCTGATTAAATCAGACGAAGAAAGTTACAAATTCGAATTCGCAGTTGCTGGCTTTACAAAAGAAGAACTGGAAATCGTTGTTGAAGGTAACACGCTTCGCATCAAAGGCAAACAAAACACAGAAGAAAAAGTATACTTGCATAGAGGGATTGCTAAACGCACATTCCAGCAAACATTCACTCTGGCTCCAGAGATGATTGTAACTGGCTCTGAACTCGAGGATGGTATTCTAACCGTCTATATGCGTAAGGAAATTCCTGAGCACATGAAACCTCGCAAGATTGAAATTGGTGGTGCGCCAGTACAAGCATCACTGCTTCTTGAATAACTTTACTAATGCGCGATTTTATAGTATGATATTGGAGTGGGTGCAATGCCCACTCCAACTTTGGAGAGATTATGAAGAAAGAAAAACCAGCACAAGGTGACCTCGAGTCCGAGGATTTCGGCACCTGCGCTCGCTACAATTCAAACAAGACACGATATGATCTGGTTCCTACTCATCTGCTGAAGTCAACTGCGGATGTTTTCGAGTATGGCGCAGGAAAGTATGCACCGTGGAACTGGGCGAAGGGTGGACCGATGAGCCAGTATATCGGTTGCGTCAAACGCCACCTCGCGTCAATTGAAATGGGCGACGACATGGATCCTGAATCGAAAGCCCGACATATCGGTCACGCTATCTGTAATTTAATGATGATGGAACAACTGTTGAATCTAATCGAACTAAACCCAGAACTCGCTCACCTCGATGACCGTCCGAAGAAATGGTTTGAAGGGCAGAAGTATTGATGAAGTTCTACACATCTGTTGAACAACGAAGAAATGACCTGCTGGTTCGTGGCTATGAAAATGGCAAACGATTCCAGCGTCGCATCGCATATAAACCATACCTGTTCGTTCCTGCTAAACAGCAGACACAATTCAAAACTCTAGATAATCGCCCACTAGAAAAACTTCAGTTTGATTCTATCGGCGAAGCACGTGACTTTGTCAAGCAGTATAAAGACATCTCATCGTTTGAGTTCGCTGGTTTGAATCGTTGGCCATATGTTTATATCAACGATGAGTATCCAGGCGAAATGGACTTTGACATGTCAAAGGTTCGCATCACCTACGTGGATATCGAAACTGATTCGCGTGGTGGGTTTCCTAATATCAAACTCGCCGACAAAGCAGTCACCGCCATAACTATCAGCGATGGCATCACGTATTATGCTTGGGCATTAAAAGGATTCATCCCGCATCGCGAAGACGTAGTGTACGAAGAATGCATCAGCGAAAAAGAAATGCTGATGAAGTTTGTACGCAAGTGGCGCGAACTCGACGCTGACGTTGTTACTGGCTGGAACTGCGAAGGATTTGACATCCCTTATCTTTACAACCGCATCGCCACACAAATCAACGAAGAAGAAGCCAAGAAGATGTCGCCTTGGAACATGACTGAGTTCCGCACCTACTATGACAAGATGGGTCGCGAGCAGAACATCGTTGAGTTGGTTGGACTTCCTGTTCTAGATTACATACAACTCTATCAGAAGTTTACTTACATCAAGCAAGAGCAATACTCACTTGACTACATCTCGCAGGTAGAACTCGGCGAGAAGAAAGTTGACTATCGCGAACTCGGCTATACAAACCTAGACGATCTGTATCAGCGCAATCATCAGTTGTACTTGGAGTACAACGTCAAAGACGTCGAGCTGGTAATCAAACTCGAACAGAAGATGAAGTTTATCGAACAGGCTTGTGCTATTGCGTACGATGCCAAAGTAAACTACGGCGATGCTATGACTTCCGTGTTGCTATGGGATGTCATCATTCACAACTATCTGCGTGACAAAGGTATTGTCGTTCCGATGCAGAAAGACAATCACAAGGATGGCCAAATCGAGGGTGCTTATGTTAAAGAACCTCGCGTTGGTAAGTATGACTGGGTTGTGTCCTTCGACTTGAACTCGCTGTATCCGCACTTGATTATGCAGTACAACATCTCGCCTGAGACTTTCGTAGAAACTCAGATGGGAATCAACGCTGACTATATTCTCAAGAACGGTGCACCGCAAGAAATGTTTGACAACAATCAAACTATGGCAAGCAACGGTGCAATCTTCCGCAAAGACCAGCAGGGTTTCCTGCCTGCGCTCATGAAGAAATACTACGAAGATCGTAAGCGTTTCAAGAAGATGATGATTGAATGTCAGAAGCAACTACAGAACGACAAGGGTAATGTCGAACTAGAACGAAAGATTACGCAGTACAATAATATGCAGATGGCTAAGAAGATTTCACTAAACTCAGCTTATGGTGCGTTGTCTAACAAATACTTCCGCTTCTACTCTAATGACCTCGCCGAAGCAATTACTGTTTCGGGTCAGGCTTCCATTCGCTGGGCGATGGATAACATGAATGCTTATCTAAACAAACTGCTAGAAACTGACAAAGATTATGTCATCGCTTCCGATACTGACTCGCTGTATATCGAGATGAAAGGTTTGGTTGATAAGTTCGTTCCTAACAAAACTACTCAAGAGAAAGTTGATTTCCTTGACCAAGTTTGCGAAGGAAAGATTCAACCATATATTGATAAGTTCTATGGTGAACTCGCTAATAAAGTAAACGCATACGAGCAAGCCATGCAGATGAAGCGCGAAGCTATCGCCGAGAACGCAATCTGGACTGGTGCGAAACGCTACATCATGAATGTATGGAACAACGAGGGTGTTGCGTTCAAGGAAGCCAAGTTTAAGATGGTCGGCATCGAAGCTGTTCGTTCATCAACACCTACTATCTGTCGTGGTGCTATCGAAGAAGCTGCGAAGATCGTGTTGTCTGGTGACCAACAAAAACTGCTTGACTACATCGAACAGTTCCGTGAGAAGTTTAACAAAGCTGACCCAGCTGACATCGCGCGCAACAGTTCTGTAAAGGAAATGACTAAATATAAACTCGGTGACAAGGGTGTTCCGATGCACGTCAAAGGTGCCCTACAATATAATGCATTCCTACGAAAGCTGAATCTTGAAAACAAATATCCGAAGATTAGCGATGGTGACAAAATCAAGTTTGTTGCAATGAATATGCCAAACCCAGCACAATGTGAAGTCATCGCGTTCCCATCTGGTTATCTTCCACCTGAGTTTAGAATCGAGAAGTATATCGACCGCGAAGACCATCTGAAAGTTGGCTTCCTTACTCCCATGACAACACTTGCTACTGCTGCGAATATGAAGAC